CACGCACACACTCCTTAGTCTCCTTATCCCCGAGGGATTTTGGGGTCTTTGAAGCACCATTATTTGAGGAGAAACAAACCGGATGAAAACAGATAATCAAAGAATTTTACCTGCTCTTTCAAGATCAATTGATTTTGCACAAGAGTCTGGTTGGATTACAGAAGCAGATTTGGGTGGCGTGGCAATGATGATGACTTATGCCGGCCTTATGGATAATTCAGATCAATATGATCCAATGATTGTTAAATGGGGTGCTGAACTTACAAAGTTGATGGACAAATATGGGCTTACATTGTTTGGCCGTAATGAAACACCACAAGTTGTTGAGGGAGGTTCACCTTTAGATGCAATCAAATCTAATCGGATCACCAACTCCGAGAATATCGACCACACAAACAACAAACCAAACTAAAGGCAATGAAGTCATTGAACTTGCCAAACAAATGGGCATGCCGTTATTGCCTTGGCAAGAATATGTGATCCTTGATGGTTGTAAAGTCAAAGACAATGGTGATTTTGTTAGTAAAACAAATCTTCTCATTATTGCAAGACAAAACGGAAAGACTACGCTCACAAAATTTAGAATACTTGCAGGATTGTATTTGTGGGATGAGAAGTTGCAGATTGCTACTGCACAAAATCGTGATGTGGCCTTGGAAACTTTTAGATCAGTTGTTGAAATGATTGATGGCCATTCTTGGCTATCTTCAAAAGTTAAATCAATCACCAGGGCTAATGGTCGTGAAGAAATTGAACTTAAAAATGGTTGCCGATACAAAATCATTGCGCCTACACCTGGTGCAGCGCGTGGACTTAGTGCAAACACTGTTTATCTTGATGAAGCACGCATGCACAAATCAACAGATGGCTTTGCTGCCCTTGCCTACACAATGCAGGCTGCCAAACATCCGTCCATGTGGATTACTTCCAATGCTGGTGATATAACTTCAGTTTTACTTAACCAATTGCGTGCCAGGGCTTTACACAAAATTGAAAATGACACAGATGATGACATTGCTTACTGGGAATGGTCAGCAGAAGCAGGCTTAAAACTTTCAGATCGCAAAGGATGGATGCAAGCCAACCCTGCACTGGGTCACACAATTACAGAAGATACTTTGCAATCAAGAATGAATGACAATCCAAACATCATTGCCACAGAAATGCTTTGCCAATGGGTAGACACAATTCAATCACCATGGAGTGCCGGAGATTGGAACGCCTGCCAACAAAACGGCCTCAAACTATCACCAGGAAAACCAACTTGGATAGGTGTTGAAATATCACCAGACAGAACAGGCTTTGCAATAGTCGGATCACAAATGATGGAAGATAAATCAATTGCAGTTGGCCTTATGGATTTACAAAATCAAGAAAATGCCATTGATGATCTTAAAATTGCAAGCCATGTTGCAGAATGGGCAAAAAAATACAATGCCGAAGCAATCATCCTAAACAAATTTAGTGGCGACAGTGTTGCAGCCAAACTACGCATGGGATCAATTAACGCTGAAATTATTACAGGCGCAAAGTACTACCAGGCCTGTGATGAAACGCTTGGTGCAATGGCTGGAAACAGAATCACTCATGGTGGACAACCGGAACTAACAGCATCAGTCAATGCGTGCATTAAGAAAACAACTGAAGCCGGATCATGGTATGTTTCAAGGCGCAAAAATGCCACAGCAGCAATTGCAATGATGCTTTCAATACATAAAGCAACTGAAAGACAAGACTCAGGACAATTTGATATATTAGTGTCATAAATTAACACGCCCAACAGTCGGACAGTGTATGATATAAGTAACTTCTATGAGATAATTGCGAGACTATGGGAATTTTTTCAAAATTTATTCAGCCTCAATTAAAGGCAGCAATTGCACCTTACACATTCCCGGATAAACCACTTTCAGTTTGGGCTCCTGGCTTTGATGGTGTCACATCAACATTTGTTACAAGACGCGAAGCCTTAAGTGTTCCAGCATGTGCAAGAGGCCGAAACATTATTGTCGGCACTGCTGCATCTTTGGAATTACATGTTAAAAGAAAATTTGATGATACAAGAGTTGAACCAACACCAACAATAATTTCGCAACCAGATAAAAATATGCCATCAGCAGTTGTTTATGGCATGACAGCAGAAAATCTTTTGTTTCATGGTGTTGCATATTGGCAAATTAAAGAAATTGATCCTGCAACTGGCAGACCATCACAAATCAGATGGATTGATGCACCAAGAGTTTCACAAGTACTTGATTCAACTGGTGAAATAGTAATTGGTTATCAACTAGAAGCACAAAGACTTCCAGACAACGGCATTGGCTCACTAATTCAATTTACTGGAATCGATCCAGATGGTGTTTTGAATCGTGGTGGCAGAACACTAAGAACTGCTGCTGCTCTCGAACGCGCAGTTTTTAATTACGCAGATTCTCCAACACCGAGCGTGGTGCTTAAAGCAAATGTTCCAATGGATTCAAATAAAGCAACAGCAATCTTAAATGCTTGGAAACAAGCAAGACAAACAAAAGGCACTGCGTTCTTGTCAGATAACGTGGACATGGAATCAGTTGGGTTTAATGCAGCAGATTTGCAATTGACAGAAGCCAGAGAGTATCTTGCCAAGGAGATTAGTAGATTGATGAATATTCCCGCCTACTATCTTGATGCATCAACAAACACAATGACTTATTCAAACGTCACAGCAGAACGCAGAGCATTACTTGACTTCTCATTACGTCCATTACTAACTGCTATCGAACAGAGATTGTCAATGGATGACGTAACTGTTTCAACACAATATGTGGAATATGATCTTGATGACTTTTTAAGAGGCAATCCTCTCGAAAGGGCTGATGTGTACCAAAAATTAATTCCGTTAGGTGTATTAACAGTTGAAGAAGCACGCGAAGAAGAAGATCTAGTGAGGTAAAAATGGAAATCAAATTCAACAGCGATATATTAACAGCAAATACATCCAAAAGAGAAATCACAGGAATTATAGTTCCTTTTGGCAGACCCGGTTTCACAAACATGGGCACTGTTGTATTTGAACAAGGATCATTGCAATTAGGTAATGACATTAAATTATTTGAAGATCATGACATGAATAAAGTTCGTGGCAGAATGATAAGTCACGAAATAACACCAGTTGGAATAATTGGTAAATTCAAAATTGCACGCACATCAGCAGGAGATGACATTTTAACTCTTGCACAAGATGGATTAAAATCCGGATTGTCAATCGGTGCATCAATTGATCAATACGAAAACAAAGAGGATGAAGTTTATGTGACAGCAGCAAAAATTCTTGAAGTGTCTGTTGTAGATACTCCTGCATTTGCTGATGCACAAATTACAGATGTCGCTGCTCAAAAAGCAGACGAAACAGAAGTCACTGCAAATAGCGCAAGTGATGAACAAACAAATCAAACCGAAAGTGAGGTCACTTCAATGGGAAATCCTGAAGAAGTAACTCCAGTGGTCGAAACTGCGCCAGAAGTTGCAGTTGAAGCCTCTAAAGCAGTAGCAGCACCAGTTGCTTATGCAAAACCACGCGTGAACTTAAATGTTACTGCTGGCGAATATGCAAAAGCACAATTTAATGCAATGCAAGGAAATCAAGATGCACGCGACTTAGTTGCAGCACTTGATGCAGCAACAACAACCGAAAACATTGGTGTTGTACCTCCTACCTACCTACGCGATCTAATCGGAATCATTGATAACTCAATGCCATTCGCAGATTCAATCGAACAAGGCACATTGCCTGCAAGTGGAATGAAATTCTATCGTCCACTAATTGGCACACAAGCAACAACTGCACAAACAGCAGAAGCAGTTGAATTTGATTCAACTGACACAACAATCACTTCAAAAGAAATCAGCGTTGTTAAAATCGCTGGTGCAAACAAAGTGTCTGTTGAGTTGCTTGACCGATCTGATCCGAGTTTCCTAGACGTGCTCCTTCGCGAGTTGGCTGCGTCTTGGGCACAAAAAGCAGATGCATACGCATTCTCAGTAGCATGTGGCGCAACAGGTTCATCAACAGGTGCAACTTTGTACGCAGCAATTGCAGATGGTATTTCTGATGCATACGCAATTGTTCGCAAGACTCCTAACAGATTCCTTGCAGATCCAGGTAACTTTGGTGCATTACTTGCAGCAGTAGATGGTTCACAAAGACCACTATTTGCAGCAGCAGCACCACAAAACGCAGCAGGTCTAATGACACAAGGCTCAACAGCAGGAACAATCGCAGGATTGCAACTCGTTGTTGATCCAAACATTGACACAGGTACAGGAATCAGTGGAGTTGTTTATCCATCTGATGCTGCAACCATGTACAAATCAAGTGCATACCAACTTCGCACAAATGTTGTTTCAACAGGCGAAGTCGAAATTGGAATCTATGGTTATGTTGCCACATGTGCAAAATATCCAACTGCATTCCGTAGTTTGACTGTTGCTTAATTAGCGACCCTAGAAGTTGCCTGGCAGGTTAGACCCCTGTCCTGCCAGGTAACACCACACGAAAGGTAAGAAATGGCATCAATCATCACACCAGCAGAATTACGATCTGCACTCAATGGTGTTTCATCTACCCTTTACAGTGATGCCGTATTAACAGAAATTATTGACACAGCCGAATCAGTTGTCGGCAATCTTTTAGTAAAATGGAATGCACCAATTGACAAACACAAACACGAAACATCAACCATCACAACTTTACACACAACTAAACCACATAAATTTTACAAAGGCCAAACAGTTGTCATGACTGGCATTCAAGCCCATGTTAATGGCAGCAAAACAGTATTAGAAATTGTTGATGACTTTACTTTTACAATCACAACTTCAGCAGTAACAATTCATGACTGGTACAATGTAATTCCAAACGGACTTGCATCAGCAAACGATTTATCACAATATGATGATGTTGCACCAGTTGAATCAGCAGTGCTAACAGTTTCATTAGATGTATTCAAAGCACGCACAAGTGCTGGATCAACACAACAAGGATTAGATTTTGTGCCACAACCATACATACTTGGTCGCACTATCCAAAACAGAATTGTTGGAATGCTTGGCGCATACATTGATGTTGAGGCGTTAATAGGATGACATTAGCAACACTACGCGCAAACCTTAAAACAGCAATCACATCAAACAGCATTTATTCAGTTGTTGATTTTGGTGCAGAATTTGTAACTACACCAAGCATCATGATTTTGTCATCTGATCCATGGCTCGAACCAGTAACACTTGGAAACAACAAAGCATGGCGTGTCAGATATACACTAGAATTAGTTGCAGCACCTAACACAAATCCTGGTGCATTAGTACAACTAGAAACAATGGTTGCCACAGTGTTGCCATTGATTCCACAATCTTGGCAGATACTTTCAGTTTCCAGCCCAAGGATACGCCAAGCGAATAGCAATGATGTTTATTCGGTTGAAGTGTCAATTACTACAATATACAATCCATAAGAAAGGATAAACAAAAGTGCCAACATCAGTATTAACAGGCAGACAAGTTGCCTGCACCTACAAAGCAGTTAACTATGATGATCAAATCACAAGTGCAACTGTTACATTAGACGATCCAAACGGGACAGTTCAAACCTTGAATGGATTAGTTGATTATGTAATTGACAAAGAAGTCGGATCAGTAACTCTTGAAATTCTCCAAGACTGGGGCGTTGCAAGTGGATTCTGCGACACACTTTGGACAGATGCAGACACAGCACCAACAACAGCAGTTGCAATGACCTTAACAATTAACACAAAAGTTATGACATTAAGTGTTATTCCAAAGCGCCCTGACTTTGGTGGCGCTGCACCGGATGCATTAACTGTTTCAGTTACAATGCCAATCCGATCAGTATCAATCGCGTAACTATCGAACAGGGGTCACCTAATGTTTAAGATACAAATAGAATGGAAACTTGCAGATGGAAAGTCCTACGAAGAATGGACTATTCCATGGGAAATTGCTCAGGCTGAAAAAGAAACTGGCACAACTTTCTTGGAACTATTCAAAAAAGAATTGCCACCAAGCATTGAACAACAATTCTGGCTTGCCTACCAAATGCAAAAACGAATTAGTGATAAACCAGTTGGTCGCTTTGAAGATTGGCGATCAAGCGTTGTTCACATCAATTCAAAGGATTTTGCAACAACAAATTTTACACAGCCGGAAGCATAGAGCGCACCTTGATAGAACTGGCCGTTATTTCGCGCCAGCCATTGTCAGAGTTCAAAACGCTTTCGGCAGAGCAGGTATCAACAATTGCAGATGTGGTGAGTAAATATCATGGCAACTAGAGCATTTGAAGTTAAGATTAAAGACGCTGACATTAACGCCATTCGCAAAACTTTTAAGAATATGGATCAGATTGCTCAGGATGATTTGAATCGTGCAGCAAATCAAATTGCAGTTGAGGCAGCCTCAGCAGTTGGATCAGCATTACAAGCAACACCACAAGGCCAAGCAATTGCCAGGTCAATCAAAGTTTCAACAGGATCAAAAACACCATTTTTTACAGTTGGTGGAAGTTCAATCAAACTCAAAAATGGAACACCAATTGGTGCAATTGCACTTGGTGTTGAATTTGGATCATATCAAGATAGGCCACGCAAAAGAAAAGGTAAATCAACTGACTATGTAGGTTACAGACAATTCCAGCCACGATCACCACGCGAGGGCAGAGGTAATGCAGGTTACTTTATATTCCCAACACTCAAAGCATTGCAACCTGAAATAACTAAAAGATGGGTTGAGCAAGTTGATAGAATAAGACGAGAATGGCGCGAGAGGAACTGACATGGCAGATATTAGAACACTAAAACTGCAACTGCTTGCAGACACAGCGCAATTCCAAACTGGATTAAATAAAGCACAAGACGATACACAAAACTTCTCAAACAAAGTTGGTGGATTTGTTGCAGGCGCAGCCAAAGCATTTTTAGCATTAGGCGCAGCAGTTGGCACAGCGGCATTTGCAATTGGTGTCAGTGCAGTTAAAGCAGCCATTGAAGATGAAAAAGCACAGAAGTCTCTTGAAACAACTTTGAAGAACGTAACAAAAGCCAGTGCAGATCAGGTCAAAGGTGTGGAAGCATACATCACAAAAACTTCTTTAGCATTTGGCGTTACTGATGACAAACTTAGACCATCACTAGATAGGTTATTAAGATCAACACAAGATGTCACAAAAGCACAACAACTTCAATCATTAGCATTAGACATCAGTGCTGGAACAGGTAAAGATTTACAGGCAGTATCAGATGCACTTGGCAAAGCCTATGATGGAAACTTTACAGCCCTTAAAAAACTTGGTGTACCACTTGACGAATCAATTATCAAATCAAAAGATTTTACAAAAGTAACTGAAGTATTATCAGCAACATTCAAAGACCAGGCAACAGTTCAGGCTGAGACTTTTGCTGGCAAAATGGAAAGAATACAAATTGCCGTAAGTGAAGCCAAAGAATCATTAGGTGCAGCGTTGTTGCCTATCTTAGAAAAGATTGCTGGATTTGTTAATACAGAAGTTGTACCAGCCATTCAAGGATTAGTTGATGGATTAACTGGACAAAAATCAATTCGTCAAGCAACTATTGATGCAGGTGGGAACGTTAATTTATTAAAAGATGATTTGAATGATGCAAATGAATCTGGTCGCAATTTAGGTGAGGCCTTAAGAACATTAGCAGAAACAATTGGACTTGTTGGTGGAAGTTCAGGAACGGCCAATCCAGAGTTTAGCAAATTTGTAGACAATATAACCAACTTGGTAAAAGGTGTCAATGATTTATTTGGTGCATTGCAAAGACTTGCATCAATTACTGGTGGAGTAATAGATCTTATTGGATTGCAAGGATTACTCGCAAGAGTTGAATCTGCTGGTGAACGATTCAGAGGCGCACCAACATCCGGTGGTCAATATCCAACAGTTGTAAATCAAACAAATAACTTTGGCGCACTTAATTCTAAATCAACAGCCAACACAGTTTTGAAATCATTAAATGATGCCGCAAAAACTGGTACAGCCAACAAATTTGCCAAGCCACTAATACCAGGCAGATAATCTATGCCTTGGTCACCTAATGCCACAGTAAAGATTAACGGCACAGCAGTTACTAATTACACCCTTGAGGGTGTTCAAATCACTATGGGTCGTGAAGATGTACAACAACAATCAAACGCAGGCTTTGCAACAATTCAATTTTTAGATTTGCCTTACACTGATGTTGAAATCTTTGATACCATCACAGTCACCCTGGACAATTACACAGGTGTTGATACCACAATTTTTACAGGATTAGTTACAGATGTTTCAGTTTCAGTGCTTGATGCTGGCACAACAAACACATTTATTACACAGATCAGTGCATCCGGTGCGCTTTCAGAACTTGCAGCCAAAGAAGCAAACATTGTTGGCTATGCTGAACAAAAAGATGGTGATCGTATTGTCTCAGTTGTCACTGACACTTTTGGTCTTAAATGGAATGAATTACCTGCAACACAAGTGTGGACTGATTACACCACTGAAACTTGGGCTGACTTATTAGGCGTTGATGTATCAGCAATTGATACTCCTGGAACTTATGACTTGTTTAGTTCAACTGCTGCACCAGACCCTTTGAATGCTTTGAATTATGTTCAGATTGTTGCCGATTCGGGCAGTGGGTTTATCTATGAAACTACTTCCGGTGGTATCGGTTATCAGGATCAAGATGCACGCGCAGACTATGTTTCAGCCAATGGCTTTGTGAACATATCCAAAAACTTTATTTTGGCAGATGGTATCAATGTGACCACATCTCGAAATGATATCATCAATGATGTAAGAATTATTTATGGTGCTGCACAAGATGTAATGCAAGTTGAGGAACTTGATTCAATTAGTCAGTACGGCAGAGTTACACAATCAATTGAAACATTCTTAAAGAACTCCGGTGATGCCGATACTTTGGCTGATCGTCTAGTACTTTTGAACGCTTATCCATCACCAGTAATTCAAGGCATTCAAGTTCAAATTGATGCACCAACAATGACATCATCATTGCTAAATTCTTTAGTCGGTGTATTCTTTGGCATGCCAATATCTGTCACAGATTTCCCTGCACTTTTATACCCTAATCAATTCTTTGGCTATGTTGAAGGATGGCAATGGGACATAGACAGATTTACTGCTAGACTCACATTGAATGTTTCAGACTTCACATTCTCTGCGATACCTGTGGCGTGGCAAGATGTATTTGCCGGTGAAATCTGGAGTACAATAGACCCATCACTACAATGGCAAGATGCCTTATTAGGAGTTAATTAACAAATGGCCACAACTACCAATTATGGGTGGACAACACCAGATGACAGTTCATTGGTTAAAGATGGTGCTGCTGCAATTCGCACACTTGGATCATCAATTGATACATCACTTAACACAGCCCTTGGCACAAAAAAAGCCGGAATGGTATTACTGAATACAACTAGTTTTAGTGGAGTATCTTCTCAATCAATAAATGATGTTTTTAGTTCAACTTATGATAATTATGTAATTTTGTATCGAAACACAACAACAAGCACAGGAAATGTTTTAACTTTAAGATACAGACTTAGTGGAACAGATACTTCTGCAAATTATGGAACACAACGCTTGTATGCTCAAGGCACAACAGTTTCAGCAAACAGAGATGGTGTTGGAACTGATGAAATCTTTATTAGTGATATGGCAACAGCACAACAAACTATTGTTGGTCATCAATTAAATATATTTGGCCCAAATTTGGCTTCTCCAACAGTTTCTTTTTTTAGTGGTTCTGCCCTTATTGGTGCTGATTTTTACCCAACATTAACTTCTGGATTTCAAAACAGCAGTACACAATTTACAGGATTTACTTTGCTGGTAAATACTGGGACTTTTGGTGGCACAGTATCTGTATATGGAGTGAATAAATAATGGCAACTGAAAAAATTA